CAGATCCTTTGGTAGTAATATCTGATGAAGAAGGTTTAAAGATTGAAAAATTAAATAATTTAAAAATAACAAAAAAAGTACATGAACCTGTGTTAATAGATAGAAATGACTCACACTTAAAACCACCCGAGCCAAACAAATGGTAGATAAAATAACACCAGCAGGAATACCTGGATTAGGCATTATAGAAGCAAAAACTACTAACTATGGTGGTCATCCTCCAGAGTTTTGGGCAGAAAGACTTACTGAGAAAATAGTGAGCAGTAGCGATAGTAAAGATCCATATATTAAAGAACAAGCTAGAGCTTATAGAGATGTGATTTATCAAGTTTGTTTGATTTATATAAAAAATGCTTTAAAATCTTATAAAGCAACTTTGATACAAGATTTATCTGGTCAAGGTAGCGAAGATATAGCAAAAATAATTAAAGGTATTTAATATGGCCATTACATCAACATTAACTACAAGTTTTAAAAAAGAACTATTGACTGCAACACACAATTTTGCAACTAATGGTAATGCTTTCAAACTTGCTTTATTCACAAGTTCTGCCACTATGGGAGCAACTACAACTGCTTATTCAACTTCACAAGAATCAAGTGGTACTAACTACACAGCAGGCGGTAATACTTTAACTAAAGTTGCACCGACAAGTTCTGGAACTACTGGTTTTACTGATTTTGCAGATTTAACTTTTGGTACAGCAACTGTTACAGCTAGAGGTTGTCTTATTTATAACGACACCAATAGCGATAAGTCAGTAGCAACAATCGACTTTGGTGGAGATAAAACTTCAACAGCAGGCGACTTTACAATAGTTTTTCCAGCAGCAGCGGCAAGCACAGCGATTATACGTATAGCTTAAAATGGCTGAGTTCCTTAACGGCTGGGGTCGAGGTACTTGGGGTCAACTCGCTTATGGTGAAGCAAGTGTTCCTCTTTCAATAACCGCACCCGCAGCAGGATCAACAGGTACACCAGTTGCAGCAGTAAATGCTCAAGCTATAGTATCAGTAGGTGGAGTCACTGCTAGTTTAGGTGCTGTTAGTGTAAACATTCAAGCTGAAGCTAACGTAACACCTACAACTTTATTAGCAGCAGGTAATCTAGGTACGGCTACAACAACCTCAGTAAATAATATAAGCGTAAGTGGACTAAATGGCACATCAGCTTTAGGTACGGCAACTTTATCAACAAACAATAATATACCTACTGATACTGATTTTGACTCACCTATGCTTGGAGTATTAGGTACTCTTATTCCAGTCAGTAATAATAATTTATCTGTTTCTGGATTTGGTACAACATCAGCTTTAGGCACAAGTACAACCAAGACAGTAAATAATGTTTTTGTAACTGGGTTTGCAGGCACTTCTTCCTTAGGAACAGTCACTACAGTTTGTAAAGCAAATATATCACCTGAACTAGGACAAGCAGAAGGTTTAGTAGGATCTACACGTGTTTGGAGCTTAATAAATGATACACAAACCCCTAACTGGGAAGAAGTCGCTTAACTTTTATGAAAAAACAACTTATAATAAATTTGAACGGAGACAAGCATGGCAACTTATGTAAATGATCTTAGGTTAAAAGAAATAGCAACAGGTGACGAATCAGGTACCTGGGGCACAAGCACAAATACTAATCTAGAGCTTATAGGTGAAGCGTTTAGTTTTGGTACTGAGGCCATAACAACAAACGCTGATACTCATACAACTACAATAGCTGATGGATCAACTGATCCTGGTAGATCTTTATATCTTAAATACACAGGTACTCTTGATAGTGCTTGTACTATTACCATAGCACCCAATACCGTATCAAAACTTTGGTTTATTGAAAACGGTACTACTGGTTCACAAAACATAATTATTTCTCAAGGTAGTGGAGCTAATATAACAATACCTGCTGGAGATACTAAGTTAATTTACTCTGACGGAGCAGGTTCTGGTGCGGCAATGGTTGACGCTTTTGCTAGTCTTAACGTTGTAGATCTAAAAGTAGAAGATGATTTAACAGTTACAGATGATGTTGCTATAGGTGGACTAGCAACGGTTGGTGGTACATTAGGTGTTACAGGTATAGTTACGCTAACTGATGATCTTATTATTGGTGACGGTAAAACGATAGGTTCTGCCTCAGACGTAGATGCTATGACTATTGCTTCTAATGGCCAAATAACGTTAACACAAACCTTAATCGGTACAGCCTTAGATATTTCAGGCGATATAGATGTAGACGGAACTACTAACTTAGATGTAGTAGATATAGACGGAGCTGTAGATATGGCTACCACACTTACAGTTGGTGGTGAAATAACAGCAGCAAGTTTAGATATATCAGGAGATGTAGATATAGACGGCACATTAGAAACAGACGCTTTATCTATTGCAAGTACAACTATTACTTCAACAGCAGCAGAATTAAACTTTAGTGACGGAGTAACTTCCAACATACAAACCCAGCTCAATACAAAAACCTCAACAGGTAAAGCCATTGCCATGGCTGTTGTATTCGGATAATTTAGGAGAAAAATATGGCAGCAGTAAATATAGTAAACGTAACTTCCATACAAGGATTTAATATGTGTGGAGCAGTCACAACTTCAGCAACAGATGTAATTGATGTACCTGCTGATGTTATATATAAAATAAACACAGTAATCATATCTAATGTAGATGGTACCAATTCAGCTAATATAACTGCTTCAGTATCAAGAGATAATGGTTCTAATTATTTTCATATAGCAAAAACAGTAGCAGTACCAGCAGATTCAACTTTAGTGCTTATTGACAAAAATTCAGGAATTTACTTGGATGAAACGGATTTATTAAGATTAACAGCTAGTGCTAATAGTGATTTAGAATATGTGATTTCTGGTGAAATATTAGGTGACGCGTAAGGAGTTAGGAAATGGCTCATTTTGCAGAACTTGACAGCAACAACAAAGTAATACGAGTAATAGTAATATCCAACGAGGATGTAGATGCTAACGGTGGCGAGTTAAGTACAGAAGCAGAAACTTTTGTAGCTTCTGTAGTACCACACTCAGAAAGTGGTGTTGCTTGGAAACAAACTTCTTACAACCGTAATTTTAGAAAACGATTTGCAGGTATTGGCGTCACTTACGATAAAGTTAAAGATAAATTTATAGAACCACAACCCTTTCCCTCCTGGTATTTAAACACGAACGATGATTGGCAAGCACCAGTAAATTTTCCAACTACAGTTGATATAGGTGGTCTTAGAGCTAACGCAACATGGGATGAAGTTAATCGAAGATGGATAGGTAAAACATTTGACGAAACTACTGACCCAGTAACAGAAACTGACTACGTTTGGAGCACCAGTAATCTACAATGGAGCGAGGTTTAATATTATGCCTATTACAAAAATTCAAAGAAGTCCATTAATTGGTGCAGCCCAAGACCCAGTTTTTTCAGCAAAAGTAACATCTTTTAACAGTAGTACAAACTATGCAGTACCTTCTAAAACAACCTCAGTAACTTATTTAGTAGTTGCTGGTGGTGGAGCAGGAGGTTTTTTTGGCGGAGGTGGAGGAGCTGGTGGTTACAGGTCATCTACACCAGGCGAAGCATCTGGTGGTGGAGCTTCCGCAGAATCAGCTTTAACTGTTACCGCAGGCTCAACAGTACCTGTTGTAGTTGGAGCAGGGGGGGTTGCTGTAGGAGCACATGGAGAATGGCGACCTGGAGCAGATTCTAGTTTTGGCCCCATAACTTCTGCTGGCGGAGGCTCAGGCGGAAGTAGGTTTGCTTATACTAATCCAAGTGGTAATGCTGGTGGTAGTCAGCTTGGACAAGATGGAGGCTCAGGCGGAGGTTCTGGTATTTGGTATGGTGTTGGTAATAAACCTGACGGAAGCGCTGCAGGTGCAGGAACAGCTAATCAAGGTTATCCAGGTGGAGGTGCTAGAAGTCCAGACTCAAACTATGGTTGTGCTGTAGGTGGCGGTGGAGCAGGTGAAGCAGGTCAAAAAGGTAATCCTGATAATGTTATTGGAGGTAGAGGCGGACAAGGTGTAGCATCTTCTATTACAGGTTCTCCAGTAGCTAGAGCAGACGGTGGTGGAGGAGCAGCAGGTGATAGCAATCTTTCAGCTCCTAATGACAAAGGAGGAGCTCCTGGTCCAGGAGGAACTGGCGGAACAGGATATGGAAGCGGCTCTGCATCTGATTTGGCATCAACTGCTGGTGCTGTTAATAAAGGTGGCGGTGGCGGTGGTGGTACTTATGGCCCTGCATCTTCGTCAAGAATGGGTGGCAACGGTGGTTCAGGATTTGTTGCTGTTAATGATCCAAACGGTGATTTTAGTGCATCAAGTGTTTGGAATTTAAGAAAAGTATATGAATTAAAAAAAGACGGCGATTGGATTTAACTTAGCCTATCAATGGAATTATATTTTTGTATTAGTTTACAACGTGCAGGTAACACTTTACTCGGAAGCATTTTAAATCAAAACCCAGATATAACCCTTACAGCTAACAGTCCTCTTACTGAAATTATTTACCAACTTGACTTAATAAAAACCAATAAAGAAATTCCTCAACAGCAAAACTTTCCTCATCACGGTTCTTTAGATAATGTTATTAGAAAAACTTTCTATACTTATTCTGAAACATTTAAAACAAAATATGTTATTAATAGATGTAATTGGGGATCAGATGGCAACCTTGAATTATTAGAAAAGTATTTTGATAAAAAGATTAAATTTTTAATTTTGTACAGAAACCCTTTAGATTGCCTAGCTTCGTTATTAAAAGCATTTAAAGTTAAAAAAGAGAATATTGAAATAGATGCAGACTATTTTATGAACCCAGAAACAGGTGTTTTAGGAAATGTAATTAAGCAAATTCCTTTAGTACAAAAAAACTATGAGCATTTATTTATTACATACGACCAGTTGATCGCTAACCCACAAAGTACAGTTAATAGTGTTTATGATTTTTTTAATATACCTAAGTTTGAACACACTTATACAAACCTTAAACAATTTGAAATACAAGGTGTGCAATATGATGATTCTATTTTTGGTGATGTAGATTTACATACAATAAGAACGGATAAAATAGAAAAGAAAACATACCCAATAGAAGATTTTTTACTTCCTTCTGTTATAAAAAAATATAAACACATAGGAAAAGAATATGAATCTTAAATGGTATTATTGGTATTTTAAATCTGCTATACCAGAAAAAATATGTGACGATATAGTACGTTATGGTAAAGAACAAGATAAACAAATAGCTACTACAGGAGGCACTAATAAAAACGAACTTACAGAAGTAGAACTTAAAAACATTCAAAAGAAAAGAAAGTCAGATGTGGTATGGATGTCTGATAGATGGATATATAACGAAATACAACCTTACATACACCAAGCTAATGCAAACGCAAAATGGAATTTTGAATGGGACTGGTCAGAGCCTTGCCAATTTACTGAATATAAAAAAGGTCAGTTTTACGATTGGCATTGTGATTCTTTTGAAGTACCTTATGACGAACCTGAAAATACAAATAGACATGGTAAGTTAAGAAAACTCAGTATGACTGTATCACTTACTGATCCCGAAGAATATGAAGGTGGAGATCTAGAATTTGATTTTAGAAATACAGACGAAGGTTCACAACCAAGAATATGTGAAGAAATAAGGCAAAAGGGAAGTGTAATTGTTTTTCCTTCTTTTGTTTGGCATAGAGTTAAACCTGTAACAAAAGGAACACGACACTCTTTAGTGTGTTGGAATTTAGGATACCCATTTAAATGAGTTTTAAAAAAAATAAATACCAAGTAATTAAAGGTGCTATATCAAAAGAACTAGCAGATTTTTGTTATCAATATTTTTTAAATAAAAGAGATGTAGCAAGATATTTGTTTGATGAAAAATATATATCACAGTTTACTGAATACTTTGGAGTTTGGAATGACAATCAAATACCTGAAACTTATTCACATTACGCTGATATAGTTATGGAAACTTTATTACAAAAAGTTAAGCCAATAATGGAAAAAGAATCAGGTGTAAAGCTAATTGAAACTTATTCTTATGCAAGGATTTATAAAAAAGGTGATGAGTTAAAAATACACAAAGATAGATATTCATGTGAAATATCTACCACTATGAATTTAGGTGGAGATGAATGGCCAATATATTTAGAACCCGATATTAAAGTAATTTTAAAACCAGGAGATATGTTAATGTATCGTGGTTGTGATTTAGAACATTGGAGAAAACCTTTCGAAGGTAAAGATTGTGGGCAAGTATTTTTACACTACAACGATGCAAGTAATAAAGATGCTAAACAAAATAAATTTGATGGTAGACCTATGATTGGTTTACCTGCTTATTTTAAACAATGAACTTTATAGGCGAATATCAAATCAGTGAAGAAGCTGTTGATGAACTAATTAATTATTGGAACGTTAATAAAGCTAACGCAGAAGAAGGTAGAGTTGGTAATGGTAAGTTAGATGAGAAAGTAAAAAAATCATTAGAGATAATGATCGATCCAGAAGATTTAACAAACCTTTTATATAAAAATGAATTATTAAAATGTTTAAAACAATATACTTTAAAATATAAATTTGCGGATAATGTAGAGTTTTATGGTATTAATCACCGTCCTAAAATACAATATTATGATAAAGGATGGGGTTTTTATAAATGGCATATTGAAAATGACGGTAATCCTAGTGTTATAAACAGACACTTAGTTTTTAGCACATATTTAAACAATGTTAAAAACGGAGGAACAGAATTCTTATATCAAGATTGTGTTACGAAAGCTAAAAAAGGCTCAACAATTATTTTTCCTGCGGGTTGGACACACGCTCATAGAGGACAAATATCTGAAAATCAAGAAAAGTATATTATTACAGGGTGGTTTAATTTCTTATAGGTAAAAATTGCGATTAGATGTTTTTACACTATAATATTAATAAGTCTGCTAATGCAGATAAAAAAACGGAGAAACTATGAACACATTAAATATAATTGCATGGGTTACAGCTATAATTTCTATAGCATCTGTTGTAGCTGCTATCACACCAACACCAAAAGATAATCATTGGTTTAGTTATCTATATAAAGTAATTGATTGGTGTGCTTTAAATGTTTTAAAAGCAAAGGATAAGTAACATGAGTTTTTTAAAAAGATTTTGGAACAACCTTACTGGTACTGAAGAAGTTAAAGTAAGATCAAGAAACAAAAAAGGACATTATGTAGCTGATGACAAATCAACACCAGATGTTAATGAGGCTTATACAACTAAAAGAGTCAAGAAAACAAAAATTACTACAGACAATATAGGGTAATGGCTAAATCACCAGATGCTTTTGTCTATAACGCAACACTTGACCGTATTGTAGACGGAGATACCTTTGATTGTATTTTAGATCTAGGTTTTGATGTAAAACTACATAAACAAAGAGTTAGATTAGCAGGAATTGATACTCCAGAATCCAGGACACGTGATCTTGCTGAAAAAAAACTAGGTTTAGCTGCTAAAGCAAGGCTTGGTGAGTTATGTTGCGGTAGTTTTAAAGTTAAATCACTTGGTAAAGGTAAATATGGACGTATTCTCGGCATACCTTACACAGAAGATGGCAAAGATATTTGTCAAATGTTAATAGATGAAGGTCATGCAGTTGAATATCATGGTGGTAAAAAAGCTAAAGTATGGGGTGATTATTAAATAACATGGACTCTGTAGTTCAGTTAATTAATGAAGTTGGCTTTCCAATAGCAGCAGCTATAGGCCTTGGTTTATTTATTTGGAAGCTGATCAATAAAATTATTGATGGCATGGAAACCAAAGTAGATGTTCTTGATGAAAAAGTATCTGCACAAATATCTGAAATAGAACAACGATTGGGTCAAAAACTAGACTCACAACACGGTATATTAGTAGCTCTTATAGATAGAGTAAGATCCGTAGACAATGAGATAATTAGACAAGATACACTTCTCAAGACTATACTTGGTGTACCACAATTAATGCACACCGATAGGTTGGCAAAGGCGGATAGAGATGACCAAAGGAAAGACTAAAACAGAAGAAGCTGAAAAAATTTTAATAACTAAAATTTTAGTAGTTATTGGAATTATGTTATTTGTCGGAATATTTTGTCAAAATCTTTGGGCAGATCAGTTAGTTCATAAATTTAAGTCTCCTAGTTTTAACGGCATGGGTACCAGCTCACACTATCTTACGATTGAAAACCAAGAGTTCTCAAGAAAATTAACCATTAAGGAAGAGATTAAGGCCTTACAGGATGAGATAGAAAGAGAAAAAGAAAACTCTACTCTTGCAAGATTTATGCGTAACCTAGAATCAAGAGTTTATGCTGAGTTATCAAGACAGTTAGTAAATAACTTATTTGGCGAAACACCATCAAGTTCTGGAACCATTACATTAGAAGGTAATACTATAGAGTATACTAGCGATGGCGTAACATTAACCCTTAAGATAACGGAAGCAGATGGCACAGTTACAGAAATCACAATACCTATTGGTACTTTTACTTTCTAGTTGTTCTATATTTGATCAATACGAAGATACTTACGAACAAAGATATAGTTCTAATAACGTAGTATCTATACAAGATTTACAATCTAAAGAACTTAAGAACGTACCAATACCAGAAGTTAGTCCAGTAGTAGCGGTATACCCTACAGCATTTACAGATCAAACTGGTCAACGTAAGAGCAATAGTGAGTTTGCATTATTTAGTACGGCTATTACCCAACAACCCAATGCACTACTTATACGAGCTTTAAAACACGCAGGAGATGGCAAGTTCTTTAGAGTTGTAGAAAGAGTTGGCTTAGATAATCTTACTAAAGAACGCCAGCTTATAAGGTCAGCTAGAGAACAAACAGCTACAGAAGAAGATAAAAAGAAAGCTCTTAGACCATTATTATTTGCAGGTATTTTAATAGAGGGAGCTGTTATATCTTACGAAGCTAACCTAGAATCTGGTGGCGTAGGAGCTAGGTATCTTGGTATTGGCAATAGCGTACAGTATAGAGAGGACAATATAACAGTTTCACTTAGAATGGTGTCTGTAGCTACAGGCGAAGTATTGCTAGAAGTATTAAGTCAAAAGACCATATTTAGCTATGGTAAATCTGAAGATGTATTTAGATTTATTGAGGCAAATACTGAGCTAGTAGAAATAGAATTAGGTAACGCTAGAAATGAATCTTCTACCATAGCTTTAATGAAAGCTATAGAAGGTGCTGTCCTTGAACTGGTGCAAATAGGTTATAACAGAAAATATTGGATTTTACAAAAACAAAATCAAGGAGTAAAATTAAATGATGAAGAAATTAATAAGCCTACTTGTGATGCTGAGTGTATCGACAAGTTACGCGGCTGACAACGAAATATATGTAGATCAGTCTGGTACTGGTGCGAATATAGACCTAGAACAATTAGGTATATCAAATATTATTGGTGGTTTAAATTCAACGGCTGGAAGCGTTAATGCTTTCGATTTGGATGGAAACACTATGACTTTAGACATCAACATGATTGGTGCAACTAATAAGTTTCTTGGTGATATATTTGCAGATAACTTCACAGGTTTATATAACTTTACTGGTGGTACAAACTCTTTTACTATTCAAGTAGATCCAACAGATACCTACAGTTCAGATGGCTCTAATCAAAACGTAGCTGTTACTGGTAGTGGTAATACATTTACTTTAAACCAAGGTACAACTGCAATAGCTGCATCACTAGATTTAGATTGGATTATTCAGGGATCTAATAACACAGTAACATCTAACATTAATATTGATGGTGCTACCAACTATATGGATATAGATGGTTCTGATAATACAGTAACTTACACAGGTACTGGTGTTAATGCCTCAGCAGGTGGATATTTTTACTTAGACCATACAGGCGGTTCAAGAACTTTTAATATCTCACAACTGAGTACCCAAGATAATGACTGGCTCAAAATTATGTCAATCTCTGGCACTGCTGCTTCTACTGTTTGTGTCGTTCAAAACGACCAAGGTACAAGCACAAGCTGTTGATATTGGGGATATTTCTGAGCTAAACGGTTCAGCCCAAATAGTAAGAGACAAACCTTACGATGCAAACTTAAAGTTTGCTATACAAAGTAATGATGAAGCCATAACTACTAATGGCAGAATGGCTATAACATTTCTTGATGACTCTGTTGTAAAATTAACTGAACATTCACAATTATTAATAGATGAATACATTTACGATCCTGATCCAAGCAAATCTAAAATGGCTATTACCTTTGGTCTTGGGACAGCACGCTTTATTACTGGCAATCTAAATCGTATAGATAAACAAAATATTACTCTTAAGACTCCTACAGCCAATATAGCTATAAGAGGTACAGACTTTACAGCCACAGTAGATGAGCTAGGTCGAAGTCTTATAATACTATTACCAGACGCTTTAGGCTTATCTAGTGGCGAAATACTGGTAACTACAGCTATGGGTACTGTCACTCTTAATAAACCATATCAAGCTACAACTGTTAGCGTTTTTGAATCATCTCCTAGTAAACCCGTTATTTTAGATTTAACGCTAGATGTTATAGACAATATGCTTATTGTGACTCCCCCAAAAGAAGAGGTAGTTATAGAAGAAGAAAGTACAAATACAAAAACAGATAGCGTATTAAATTTTAACGATCTTGATATAGATTATTTAGCAGATGATTATTTAAAAGAAGACAGTTTAGAATTTACAGAACTTGATATAAATTACCTAGATGTAAATTATCTTGAAGATTTGTTAAATGTACTAGATGCTTTAGCTGTAAGTGAAGATGAAGATCAACTAGCTCAAGCAACCAGCACTCAAGTTAGTGGTACTTTACTGGGCAAGGATCCTGATACTCAAATAACTACAATTATTACAGGTAATGTTATTAGCTTACGCAGACAGGTAAACGAGTCTGTGCAATTAGACTTAGATGGTAGTACATCTTATACTGTTATCTTTATACAAGATGGCATATCAAATGTTATCAAGGTAAATGGAGGGAGCGACAGTGTTATTACTATCACTCAAAGTGATTAATGAATAAACTTTTATTACCTATACTTATAATACTAAGCTTACCTTTAGTATTTCAATCTACACCTACAGAGATACTTAAACTAAAAATCTTTGATGCTTTTGTAACAACACCAGAGCCAAGTGGTAATTTTGTCATACTTAACATAACCGAAGAAGATGTAGAACGAGAGGGCGGTTGGCCATTACCTAGACAAAGACTTGCACAAATACAAGCAGACTTAATTAACAAAGGTGCAGTAGGCATTGGTTGGGTTGTATCCTTTCCACAACCAGATCGCATGGGTGGTGATGAAGTGTTTGCAGAAGCATTAGGTTATGCACCTTCTGTTATAGCAATGTTTGAAGATGGCAAAGGTAACTTTCCTGCATCACCAGGTACGGTTGTTATGGGTAATAATAATGGTGGTATACTTAGTTCGGGAGTAAAACAAAACCAGCCTCTATTAGCAAATAACACGCTAACTGGTTTAGCTATTGCTCCCACTGATGTAGATCAACTTGTAAGAAGAATACCTCTTTTAGTCAAAACACCTAACAATGAATGGATACCTAGTTTTGGTACACAAATATATAAGGCTTTGTTTAATGTAAAAACCTACATTATAAAAACTAATGATAATGGTATAGAGGAAATATCAATCAGAGGAATACCACCAATTAAGACGGATAGCCTTGGTCGTAAATGGATCAGTTGGGTAGATACACCACAAACTGATTTAAAAGAAATGAATGT